GAAAGAGGGGAAGATTACAGAATTACTCGATGTTGTGTGGCAAGTAGGTAAATCGGGCGTAGTCAGCCCTGTTGCTCTACTTGATCCAGTCGAAGTAGAAGGTGCTCTCGTGGGCAGGGCAACTCTACACAACATCGAGTACATTCGCTCTTTGGACCTGGAAATCGGTTGCAAAGTAGAGGTAATACGTAGTGGAGACATTATTCCGCGAATCGTTCGCAGAGCAGACCTTCAGAAAAATAGTTCTTGACTTTTACCTCAGTTTTTCGTATAATATATTCTACATTTTCGGAGTTATCTAAATGCTAAGAGAGATCCTACCGCCAACGGAATGTCCGTCTTGTGGTGGCGAGCTTACTTCGGTCAATGATTTGTTCTACTGTTACAGTAGTAACTGTTCAGCACAGAAACAAAAGAAGATCGAGCATTTTGCAAAAACTCTGAAGATTAAGGGGCTTGGCCCCGCAACAATAGAGAAGCTAGAAATAGATGACTTCGATCAAGTTTATCTGTATGATGAATTTTTACTATGTGATAAGCTGGGTGAAAAGCTCGGTACAAAGTTACACGCAGAAATTCAAAACTCTATTTCGGCTCCTCTTGATTTGGTATTACCTGCTTTTGGTATTCCACTGATCGGAAAAACGGCAACGAAGAAGCTGTCTGAGACTGTCCAATCTATTACTGAAATTACACCAGACACTTGTGAGCGTGCCGGATTAGGCCCAAAAGCAACAGAGAATCTGTGCAACTGGTTAAATGAAGAGTTCTATTGTTTTTATGATGGCTATCTTCCCTTTGACATGAAGTTTGCACCCCCAGGTGTATTACCTGCAGAAATGAATAGGGGGGTTGTCTGCATAACCGGAAAGCTTAAGAGTTTTAAGACGAAGGCTCAAGCAGGCACAGTACTCGCTAGTCTTGGCTATGTAGTAAAGTCAAGTTTAACAAAAGATGTAACGATTCTCGTAAATGAAAGCGGTATTGAATCGGCAAAAACTAAACAGGCCAGAGAATCTGGCATTGAAATAATTACGGATTTACAATCCTATTTGGAGAAAAAATATGGCACTTCCCAAGTGGACGGATGAGCGTACTGAAGCGCTCACTACCTTTGTCGGTGGCGAAAGCCCCGTATCTCAAGCTACTGTTGCAGAAGCAGCAGACCAGCTTGAAACTTCTACTCGTTCTATCTCTAGCAAGCTGCGAAAGATGGGTTACGAGGTAGAGCTTGCTTCTGCTGCTTCTGGTAAGTCTTTTACCGAAGCCCAAGAAGCTACCCTCCGCGCCTTTGTTACTGACAACTCTGGTCAGTACACTTATGCTCAAATCGCTGAGCATTTCGAAGGCGGTTCTTTCTCACCGAAGTCTATTCAGGGCAAGATCCTGAGTATGGAGCTGACTGACCATGTCAAGCCTGCTCCTAAGGTAGAAAGCGTACGTACCTACACTCCTGACGAAGAGACAACTTTTGTTTCTATGGTTAACGACGGTGCCTTTGTAGAGGCTATCGCTGACGCTCTTGGCCGTTCGGTCAACAGCATTCGTGGCAAGGCTCTGAGCCTTCTGCGCTCTGGCGATATCGACGCTATCCCCCGTCAAGAGAGCACTAAAGGTGCTTCAAATGCAGATCCTCTCGCAGACGTAGACGTTGCGTCTATGACTGTAGAAGCTATCGCTGAAGCGATTGGCAAGACTGCTCGTGGCGTTAAGACTATGCTTACTCGTCGCGGTCTGACTGCAGCCGACTATGATGGTGCCGCTAAGGCAGCTAAGGCTCAGTAAAATTTTTGATGTGGGCGGCTGACTCCTTCGGGAGTCGGCCTTTTTCTGTTCGGGGGAACGATTGAATATTTCCAGTGCTTTAATAAAGCAATGTGTTGCTGTGGGCGACTTTGAAACGTGGACTTACCTGCGCAAAGAGTACTTGCCCACAGAATATCATTTGCTTTATGACCACATTGACAAGCATTGTGAAAAACATCATGACTTCCCTTCGTTCGACGATCTTAAATTAAGTATTCGCCACGGCTTAACCCGGGATAAAGTATTTGCAATAGAAAATATTTCAGTAGATATTGATGCAGTTACTTTATTAGAATATCTCAAGAATGAATATGCACAGAGAGAGATATTAAACTCTCTTGACAAGTACATTGATAACTCAGTATTGTTCGCAGACGCACAAGAGTCTGTAAATGAACTGCATCAGATTGTCCTTGACGTAGAAGAAAAGGTTGATCTCGAACCTCCACAAGAGAGTATGCAACATATTGAGTTGTTTGAGAATGAAGAAGATATTGCAAAGTATCTTCCACTTGGTCTTAACGGTGCATATGACAGTGAGATTACTTTCAGTCCAAGAGATTTGGTTCTCATCGGCGGAAAGCGGGGTCAAGGCAAGTCCTTAACTTGTGCTAATATTGCAAACAATGTTGTCGAATCTGGCCGTTCAGCTATCTATTTTACCATTGAAATGGACAGTCGTGCAATACTGCAACGGTGTTGCGGGATCGCTACTGGCATACCTCAAAATCGTTTACGTTCAAAGAACTTGACCGTAGATGAGTGGGAACGAGTAAGCGCATGGTGGGCTGCTCGATATGATAGAGGCCTGGAAAGGTTGGAAGAATACAAAGAACACCGTAATTTTAGCGACTTACATCATAAGCTACGTACCGAGCATGAGCTTCTCCCGACTCAACAGCTCGACGTAGTTTATGACCCAGGTCTAACTCTTGCGCGTATTCGTGCAGAGTTGGATAAGAAAGTTGGTAAAATTAATGCTGGTGTAATCATTGTAGACTATATCAACCAAGTACGTAGGTCGCATCTTCCTTCACGAGGTGGGCAGTACGACTGGACGGAACAGATCGAAGTGAGTAAAGCACTCAAGTCTATGGCACAAGAGTATGATTGTACAGTAGTATCCCCCTATCAAACTGATGCTACTGGAGAGGCAAGATTCGCAAAAGGTATTCTCGATGCAGCAGATGCTGCTTTTGCTCTCGAAAGCTGGGAACAAGAAGATAACTGTTTAACATTTAATTGTGTTAAAATGAGATCTGCCAGCATGGAGAGTTTTACTTCTACTATGAATTGGGAGACTCTGAAGATAGGGCCTGAGTCAGAACTCACTCCCAAAGAACGAGATGCAGCTTCCGAGAAAAGCGACGAAGACATTCACGACCTCTGATAAAAATATTCCTTGACACTCCTGTCATTTTCATGTATAATATATCTTGAAATTGATGGGAGTTTTTTATATATGGGGATGATATATGGATCGTTACGCCACGATGTCACGGGAAGAAAGAAGCGTAATTATGCGCGAAAAACTAAGGTTAGCACGAGAGGGAGTATTCATGAGCCTCAACGAGTTAATTACCGCAGGTGTGTGCCTGAGTACCCCTCAGCTACCGACACAACTGGAGTTGCCGCTAGGGTGGAAAGCCCACGTTATACGGGAACCCTCGTTAAGGGTATCGGAACCATGCATAAATCCAATGCGATACCAATTATCAACGAAGAAGAAATGAAAGATTTAGCGAGGATGAGAAGATAGTGCTTGAGTATGTACTATGGCACTTATTTGGATGGGAGAAGTCGGATATGCACGATGCACTTATAGAACATTGGAACAGTAGAGATACCTGCCCTAACTGTGGAGAAACTTTAGAAGGGGACGGATATAGTAATGGCAATCCTGTACGATGCCCCAATGCTTTAGAAGAGGACTGGTGGTACAGCGAACCAGATAGTGGACCGTGGCTGTGTAGTATTGATGAAGATTATGACGAGCCTACCGAAATGGATGAGTGGGCATCTTTTGATCCGGACTGTTAATGAACGTAGAAGATTTACTTAGCACTAAAGATATTCCTTTCATACCAAAGGGAAAAGACTTTGTTGTTCGTTGTTTGAACCCCGAACACGATGATCGCAACCCTAGTATGAGAGTGGATCAAATCACAGGCATTTTTAACTGTTTTTCCTGCGGCTATAAAGGTAGCATCTTTAAGCACTACGGAGAAAAAGCAGATAAAATGGAATTACGGCGGCAGCTTTTGAAAAAGAAAATACAAGAAAAAAGATTAGAAGGAGTAGGACTCTCTATGCCAGAGGGCTATGCTCCGTATGTAGGAAACTGGCGAAACATTCGTCCAGAAACTTATAAAGATTTCGAAGCCTTTATACATTCAGGTAAAGACTTTAACGGTAGAATCTGTTTCCCAATACGAGACAGATCGGGTAGAGTTATTGCATTTCAATCAAGAACAACAACAGATCAAACACCAAAATATTTGTTCAGTCCTCCAGGGGTAAAGTTGCCCTTGTTCCCTGTAGTAGAACCAATACACGACACCATTGTACTGGTAGAAGGAATCTTTGATGTTATAAATTTACACGACAAAGGACTGACAAATGCGGTATGCTGCTTTGGAGTAAAGAATGTAACTACAGAAAAGTTACAAGTATTATCTGTACAGGGCATACAAAGAATAGATGTATTTTTAGACAATGATGAAGCAGGACAGAAAGGGTCAGAAGCAATAAGAAAGCTATGTGAAGAAGTAGATATAAGTACAAGAAACATTGCTTTTGGAGATAAATATGCAGATGCAGGATCGTTGTCACAAACACAAGTTGATAAATTAAGGAATAAACTATATGGCTAAGGTAGCTATTGTTGAGAAACAACCTAGCAAAATTAAGTATGGACAATACTTTGATTTTGACTTTGACCAATATCAGTTGTGTTCAGACCCGACAATTAAAAGAATCTTAAAGCGGGATACTGATATTGAAATAGATATAGATTCTTATGACTGGCTAGTCCTCGTTGGCTCTGAGCCAGTAAAACATTTTACTACTGTAAATTCAGTTCAAGAATACTCAGGTAAAAAGGTAGATAAGAAATTTCTGCCTGTTATTAGTCCTGCTATGCTTGCATTTAAACCCGAAGCAAAGAAAGCTTGGGACGAAAGTGTAGAAAGTATTCACGGATATATCTCAGGCGAATTAGAGGATGCAGTTATTGACGATAGTATCGCCTTTGGTATTCAAGATACGGAGGAGGCAAATGAATTTATTCGTCGTGCCATCAAAGATCCATGCGGATACGTTGCTCTCGACTCTGAGACTACTGGGCTATACCCTAGAGATGGCTATATGTTGGGCATTAGTCTTAGTTATAATGGCAAGTGCGGGGCTTATATTGATACCGACTGCTTTGATGACAGCACTGAGTCACTTTTACAAACTTTATTTAATCAAAAAACCGTAGTATTTCACAATGCTAAGTTTGA